ATGATTCAGATTGAAAATATATTAGAAAAATTAAAAAAATTTAAAGAAGAAGGTTCAACGACTAAATGGTTTTCGGAGGAATATATATTAACTAAAGAATTAGCATTGCAGAAACAAAAAATATAAATTCTTCATAAGATATAGTCTAATCCTTATTGAAAAATAAGGTAGAGGAAATGTACAGGTAATCCTCAAATTACTTTCTGGAAAGTGACATATCGTAGATATACTAACTTTGCTATTGAATCTATTGAACAAACATTCAATGGTCAAGCCGACTTCGGTCGTCGTGTGCAATGCGTTATCTCCCGTAACGGAGATCTTGCTTACCGCACTTATTTGCAAGTGACCTTGCCTGAAATCAACCAACTTATGGGTATTGCTTCCTTCGCTGCTGGCGTTGGTTCTGGTGTCTATGCTCGTTGGTTAGATTTCCCTGGTGAGCAATTGGTTGCTCAAGTTGAGGTTGAAATTGGTGGTCAACGAATTGACCGTCAATATGGTGACTGGATGCACATCTGGAACCAACTTACCATGACTTCTGAACAACAACGTGGTTACTTCAACATGATTGGTAACACCACTCAACTCACCTTCATCACTGATCCTTCCTTCTCTGAAGTTGACGGACCTTGTGACTCCTTGGCTCCTCGCCAAGTTTGCGCTCCTCGTAACGCTCTTCCTGAGACCACTTTGTACGTGCCCCTCCAATTCTGGTTCTGCACCAACCCTGGTCTCGCTCTTCCTTTGATCGCCTTAAAATCTGCAGGGCAGAAAAGCACTCAGTCTAAAACATCCAATCACTGTTTTAGAGAAAATCTGTTTGAGAATTGGAATTCTCAAGTGCTAGTCAGTTGCTATTGAATTGCAGCTGGCAACAAGACCAAATTGCGGGAAGTTCTTAAAGACGATGACTACCAAGCTGTGAATGAAAATTTACAGTGGCTGAGAAAAAAACCCTCAGGTATGGTAAAAATGTCTCGTATGAAAGAGAAACATTTGTTTCCCTTGAAATAGATAATCCGCAGCCAAGCCACTAAATCCATTATGATTAGGATATGTGGAAGGTTCAACGACTAAATGGTTTTGGGTCTGAGAAGTTTAATCAACTTCAATGAAGGTCTAAGATATAGTCTAATCCCTAGTTACATAAAATACACCGAAAGGTGGGGTTTAATCGTGATGTGCAGTATCACGAAGTTAAGATTAATTTAGATATTCGTCCTATTGACGAATGCTTGTGGGCAGTTACTACTTTGTCTTGCAACAACAGTGGTGTTGCTCCTAATGGTTTGAGCGCTGCCTCCAATGTTGGTTCCGCTTATGCTGCTGGTCAATACGCTCCTGGACGCCCTGTCCCTGCTGCTATTGCCTACAACCAATCTTTGGTTGCTGCCTCTTTGTATGTCGACTATGTGTTCCTTGATACCGATGAACGCCGTCGATTTGCCCAAAATCCTCACGAGTACTTGATTACTCAATTGCAATTCACTGGTGACGAGTCTGTTGGTTCTTCTGCCAACAAGATTAAGCTCAACTTCAACCACCCTGTTAAGGAGTTGATCTGGGTCGTCCAACCCGATCAAAACGTTGACTATTGCTCTTCCCTCGTGTGTGATGCTACCTTGTTCAAGGTCTTGGGTGCCCAACCCTTCAACTACACTGATGCTGTTGATGCTTTGCCCAATGCTATCCATGCTTTCGGCGGTCCTTCATCTGTTGCTGCTGATTCTCGTTCATACATTGATGCCCGTGGCTTGTTCCAAGACGCTGGTGCCCTTGATTACGATGTTCCTCCTGGATTCACTGGCTACTGGCACGGTCCTTCCAACCCTTACAATGAGGTCAACTTTGGTGGTCCCACTGTTCCCCAATCCGCTGCCACTTCTGGTTTGGCTCCTTCCATCCTTGCTCAACTCAAGGACTTGGCTGCCAACGGTCACGAGGCAAACTCCACTGTGTCTGATGCTGGCACCTTCGTTTTGACTGAAACCTCTTTGGACATGCACTGCTGGGGCCAAAACCCCGTCATCACTGCTAAGCTCCAATTGAACGGTCAAGACCGCTTCTCTGAGCGTGAAGGAACATACTTCTCTTGGGTCCAACCCTACCAAGCCCACACTCGTAATCCTGATGAAGGTATTAACGTGTACTCTTTTGCTTTGCGCCCTGAGGAGCATCAACCCAGTGGCACGTGCAATTTCTCTCGTATTGATAACGCCACATTGCAATTGGTCTTGTCCAACGCTACCGTTGAAGGCACCAAGACTGCAAAGGTCCGCGTTTACGCCACAAACTACAACGTGCTAAGAATAATGTCTGGCATGGGAGGCCTTAACCATTTGCGCAAGCGAATAACCAGGGCCAAAAAGCAGTATGCTATAGTAAAGCGACCTCTTACTATAGAAAACCATTTGAGACGTCGTAAATTTCAACCCAGTCCAACTGCTAGTAATAGTTATTTTTTAATTTGACTATTGCGACATATCTTGTTGTTCGGGAAACCCCTTAGAGCTTTTTCTACCAAGTCTAATTTGGAAACTTTTAGATGGCTGAGAGTAATTAACTCAGGTATGGTAATAATGAAAAAGATTGGGCAATCCGCATACTTACTACCTAAATCCGTTATGATAGGATATGGTAGGGTGTCAGAGACTGAACGGATATGGGTCAGCTATGATGGTCTAATCAACCAGAGCTGGCTTAATATACAGTCCTCCCCAATTGGAAACTTTTGGGAATCAGAGTGCTTATTCCAATTAAGCGCAATGTGTTACTTTTTATATTTTTATTTTTGTAATAAAATTGATTTTAAAAAATATATAAATATTTATAATATATAATTTATATTATGAATTTTGAAGAGATAAAGACATATATTGAATTAAATTATAATATAATTAATTACAATTCTGGGCATATAAAATATATTGGAAAAGATTCAGGAATTTATAAGAATCCATATTGGACAGTAAAATTAGATGAAAATATAATAATATTAATGTACTGTGAACCAAATACTATAATTAAGTTGTGTCCAATAAGTTATCAAAAAATTTTAGATTATGAGTTAACCAATAATAAAATAACTTGGTTTAAAGGTCAAAATGGTTATGTTGTCGGAAATAATAAATTATATATTCATCAGATTATAACTGGTTGTTACGGAAATGGCAAAGGAACTTTAAATATAAGTGTAGACCATATAGACCAAGACCCATTGAATAATATTTACAGCAATCTTAGAATAGCAACAAGAGAAGAACAAGAACAAAATAGTAAAGGAATTAAAGAAGGAACAAAACGCGCTAGAAAAACTTCTGCAATTGAATTGCCTGAAGGAATAACTCAAGAAATGATGCCAAAATATGTTTATTATACAAAAGAATATAGAAACAAAGATAAAACAAATTATAGAGAATTTTTTAGAGTTGAAAAACATCCAAATTTAGATAAAAAAAGTTGGTCTACAAGTAAATCTAATGGAGTAAGTAGTCAAGATAAATTAAAACAGGCTATTAATAAATTAAACGAATTAAATAAAATTGAAAAATACGCTTAAAAATATATTTATTTTATATAATATGGAAAATAAATATAAAAAAGATTACAAATTAATGAAAAATAATAGGAGAGAAGCAAAACGAATAAACAAAAGAACAGTAACAGGAGAAGAAGTTATTTTTATATTTGAAAAAGTATTGGAAGGATGGAAGACTATTAAAATATATAACACAATTATACAAACAAATCCAAATACTTTTTTAGATAAAAAGAAGACAGAAATAATAGCAAGTGGAAACTGTAAAGTATACGAATCTGAACTAACAAAAGAACGTTATGAATACTATAATGCACTAAGAAACAAAATTTATGAATTAACAAATATATGAATATTGGATTGTTTTTTGGTTTTAAAAGCAAAAAAACAATATAAAGACAAATTATATAATTAGTATATAAAATGAGTTTTGATATAGTCAATCTTATTGAAAGCAATCCAATTACCAAATTTAATGGTAATTACCAGTCAAAATTGATTGAAAAGGTGAAAAATAGTTTCACTAATTATGAACAACAAATATTTTTGGCTAGTTTTTATTGTTATTTGAAATATGACCCTAAAAATGATTTTGTAATTGATTTAGATAATGTATGGAAGTGGCTAGGATTTCAACAAAAGTATCATGCAAAATATTTATTAGAAAAGCAATTTATCAATAATAAAGATTATAAATTTTTTGCTCCCGAATCTTCGGGAGCAAAAAAAAATGTTAGGGGAGGTCATAATAAAGAAATTATTATGTTAAATGTTGATACATTTAAAAAATTCTGTTTGAAGGCAGGAACTAAAAAAGCTGATGAAATACATGATTATTTTATTAAACTAGAAAATATTATGCATGAAATTACAAAAGAAGAAAGTAATGAACTCAAGTTGCAATTAGAACAACAAAAAACAGAAATTCACTTATTAGAAGAGAAGAAGAATATAGAATGTGAAACAAAATTAAAGAATCAAAAGAACTTAGAAAGAGAAAAAACATTATTGGATAAATATGCTATGTCAGGTGCGTTAGTATATATTATTAAAGTAAAATCATATGATAATGGAGAATATATTATTAAAATTGGGGAAAGTCGTAAAGGTATTATTAATAGATACAAAGAGCACAAAAGTAAATATGAAGAATGTTTATTATTAGATTGTTTTAGTGTTGATAAATCTAAAGATTTTGAAAGGTTTTTACATCATACATTTGAAATAAGAGAAAATCTAGTAACTAATTTAGAAGGACACGAGAAAGAAACTGAATTATTTTTAATTGGAAAAAAACTAACATACCAAATGCTTCTTAAAATAATAAACGACAATATATCATCTTATAATTATAAAGTAAATGAACTGCTTTTGGAAATTGAAATGTTAAAAGACAAAAATAACACTCAAAATAATATTAACAATGAATTGATGTCTGAAATTATTCAAACTAACAAATTATTGTTGAATAAAGTATGTGGGTTAGAACAACATATGCAATTATTATTAGATAAATCTAATGAAAAACAACCAAAAGTAACAACTGGGTTTAATCAACAAATGCCACATTTAGGTCCCAGATTGCAGCAGATTCATCCAAATACAATGCAACTAACAAAAGTATATGAGTCAGTTACTGAAGCAATGAATAATAATAAAAACATTAAAAGACCAAGTATTATGAAAGCTATTGAACAAAATACTGTATATTGCGACTATCGTTGGACATTAGTTGAACGAAATTTAGACCCATACCAATTATATAATATTCAACCAACTAAAGAAACTAAATCACAAAATTTGGGTTATATTGCAAAGTTAAACCAAGATAAAACCAAAATATTAAATGTATATTTGGATAGAAAAACAGCAGCACAATTTAATGATTATGAATCAAGTTCAGCGTTAGATAATCATGTAAAAAATGGAACAAAAACAAAGGGTGTTTATTACATGTTATATCATAACTGCGACGGACAATTGATTGACTCATATGAAGAAGAATATGGTGAACCTTTGTTATACAAGAATGGAATAGGACAATATAATATAAATAATGAATTAGTTTGTGAATTTACAACTAAATATGATTGCATTACAACTTTAAAAATGAGTGACAAAACATTAACAAAAGCATTAAAAAATAATTTACCATATAACAATTATATTTATAAGGAATTAGGACCAAAATTGAAACATATATAATACAATTTATAATTTATTTTGTATTATATTTTTATAATTTTAGAGTTTATATTCTGGTAAATATCCAATTTTATTGCTTGTAATATCTTCATCACTGTCAGCATTAATAAGTTTTTTAATATTAGGGTCATCTTTCTTGATAAAAAGTACTGCTACCTTTTTATAATGAATATAAGATTGTGTAACATTATCAGAGTTTCCTGACTTTTGTGCAGAAGCAACAAATGCTACAGCATCGTCTAATGCTTGTTTTACTTTTTTATCTGTTGGATTATCTAATGCATCAGTAAAAGATTTTACCGCAGTTGCTTTATCATCAGCTACACCACGGTTATTTGTTTGCTCTATATTTAATATTCCTTTTTCTAAATATTTATCAATTCTAGAAGAAATATGTTCATCTAAGACAGTTTCAATAGAAAGAAAAAATTTATCTAATAATTTAGTAATTAGACTCATTATATAAATCATATATATATTAATTTTTTACAAAAAAATTATTCTTGAATATTATTTTATACTTTATCATTTGCACATATAATTTAGTAAAAATAAATTTGAACGCAATAATAATTATATTTTATATTGATAATATATGATTAATTCTGAAAATAATGAAAATAACAAAGAAATAAATAGATTAAAAACATCATTAAATAGTAATCAATTAAATCCTAGTATAGACTATGTTAGTTTACCTTATAAACAAAACTTTGAAAATGCTATTAAAACAAACGGAGTAACAGTGACTAAGGATAATGATATAAATAGTGTATCTAAAGTTACCATTAAATTTAAACGTGAAGAAGATATGTTATTAATATGTTTATCAGCATTTGTTCATGATTATATTCATGACTATAATTTAGGTACAATGCATGCCCGTGCAATTAATAAAAATACAGAATTATTTCAAAGCTTAAATATAAAAGCTGGTTTACAATATTTTAAAACTTTTGCTTATAGTTATGGGGGAGGTCCAAGAGACATTAGAATGTATAATGACCTAGAATATACAGATATGTCTAAAGGACAAAAAGAAGGTATTTTTAATTTTAATTTTGACAATAACGAAATAGGTAATACAACCAACAAACTAATTGGAGGAGAACAAAATCCTGAAGGTCCTTTTAATTTAAAAAAAGAGTTTGTAACAGATGCAAAGTCGGATGACAATATAGATGAAGAAATAATTGATAAAGAAACAAAAGTAGAAGCCAAAGGGTTAGAAGACGCATCTCTTGTAAAACCTTTGGTAAATGGATTAACAGAAACAATGTTAACCAAAATATATGAAAAATATGAGAATGATGCTGATATAATATCATTACATTCATCTTTAAATACTTTTATAGTAACATATTTGGGTTGTCGAATAAGAGAACAGAATCCTTTATTTTCAGATATAATAAAAAATGTAAGTCCAATAAATGCAAAAAATGCATCTTCGCTAACTGATATTTTAAATTCCTTAGATTATATTATTTATTCATTTTTAATAGGTTCAGTAGATGATAGTACAATGTTGGGTTATGCTGATTTATTTGTTTTATTAAAATGTGCTTTTTGTCATATTGTGGAAAAAAACAATAACAATTTAGAAATTAATAATTTTGATTTGTTAGTTTCATCAGATGTAATAAACCAATTTATAATGAATTATATTGCATATTTATTTTGTGAAAATGTGGATGAAATAGTTCATTATTTTCCTGTTTTTTCGGATAATATAACTAATTTATCAAATGAAATAATACAAGAAGGAGGTGTAGACGAAGAAGAATCAGAACCATTTGAAATAGAAGTTTCTACTAGAAAAAAACGAACAAAGAAGATAAAGGTCCCAGTTCCTAAATATGAAGCACCTACAGAAGAACCAGAATATACATATATAATGGAACCCGTAGAAGGCTATTGGTCACCAAATAATAAAATGTATTTCAATGTTGCAGAATATATCTTTATAATGCATAATAATTTACTAACAACAATTTCACGTGGCATGTTTATAAAATTAGGAATATGGCAAAAATTATTTGGTGAAAACTATACTTTTGGAAATGAGCAAATGAATATGATTACACTTGATAAGTTAAAAACTATTTATCCATTTGATGAAAATAAAAATAATGAATTGTTATGTTTACAAATACTAATTTTAAAACGTATGTTGTTAGAAATGAATCCAGCATATACTCTTTCATTTGGTGCAAAAATAGATGATGATTTAAAAGATTATTTAGATGCGTTTTATAATGAATATTATTTGGATAAAACTAAAAGAACAGAACCTTCTCCGAACTTTCCTGAAGAAGTATATAATCCAACAATAGAGGGACCAAACGCAGTACCAGATGCTACATCAGGCAATGCAATAGAGTTTGATGTATGTGATGAATATTGTGATGATAATTTAGAATTGGAAGAATTTACAGGAGAAGATGTTGGTTCTGTTCAATCTGAAGGTGGAGGACAACTGATGTCAAAGTCAATCACGAGTACTAATGTAAACCCTGGAGACATTGAAATGATACAAAGACAAGGAGAAGAACAAGAAGATGAAATTCCTGATTCATTTGAAATAAAAGAAGAAGAACAAAAAGAACAAAAAGAAGAAGAACAAAAAGAAGAAGAACAACAAGAACAACAAGAAGATGAAGATTTAGAATACATAAAAGAAGAAAATCCAGAATCTTTTGAATCAAAAGATGTTAATGTTAGTTCACCAACTAACAAAGAA